GAAATCATGCTGTGGGCGATCGAGACAAAGCTCGCCGACCAATTACCCAAAAATGGCCGTTGAGCGCCTTAGCACCGCGGCAAAAACGTACCTCTCGGCGATCGGCGCGGTTGCGATCTATGTGGCGGTCGACCAGGGCAACCCGATCACCGTCGGCGTCGCACGCGATCTCGACAAGGCGATCGGCCATATCCGGCGGATCATGTCGCCGACCGCCTCGATCGCCTGGATCGCATGGGGCATGGACTACGCGGCGCTCACGGCAATCGCGCAAACGCCGAATTTGATCTATGTCAACCGCGACGACGGCATCAAACGCGCGTTGCCGCTCAACGAGCTCGTCGCATTGATCGAATTGCTGGCAAACATGCGCGGCCTGACACTGACACCGCATAGCCGCGCGATCGAGCGGGCCAAGGTGTACGCCGGCTATCTCGACGAGGCGATCGAGGCCATGCAACGCGACGGCACATTTTCGGCGTTCAATCACGCCTACAAGCTTCACCGCCAGGAACGCGCCAAGCGGAACGAATCAGTAACGCCGTTTTGGGCCGTCATGCACGAATTGCGCGCGTTGATAATCCGCGCGCTCATTGCCGAGCCGAAAAACCGGCTCGTCCCGGCGAGCGTCATAGTGGAAATCCGCAAACAATTTCCTTGGTTTACGCGCAAGCCGATCCCGCGCAAGACGACTTGGAAAGGCAAGCGCCGTTGACAAGTTATTGAAATTGCAACAATCCTACGCGCGAGACTTTTTGACGGGCCGAATTGCGTCCGCGAAAGTCTCAACCTCATAAAATTGCAGGGCAAATGTGGGCGAGCGCCAGGATCAAACGTATCCGGTACGATCATCGACGTTGGCGCAAACGCTCACGCCAACAACTCCGTGAGCATCCGCTTTGCGCCATGTGCCTGAAAGACGGAATTGTCACGCCGGCCTATGCCGCGGATCATATCGAGCCGCATCGCGATAACGCTTACGATTTTTGGCACGGCGCGTTGCAAAGCCTGTGCTTGACGCACCATAACGTAACAAAGCAACGGCAAGAGGCTTGGGGTTTTACGAGCGACGTTGACCGCAACGGTTGGCCGCTCGATCCCAAACATCCGGCAAATATCAAAAATTAAGCGGCTCGACCTGGCGCTTACGACGCCAAACCGAGCCTAACCACAAAAAGCCTAACGGGAGGCTTTCGATGGCTAACGATATCGTTGGCGATCTCGACCTATTTGGGCAAGCGGTTCGAAAGCGCGAGCCATTTGTTAGCAAGAATGGGCTTTCGCCGTTCACGCTCACCGGACGCTATGCCGAGTTCATGGTGTGTGCGTATCTGACGCGCATGGGCTACAACGTCATGCACGTTGATGCGCCTGGTTACGACCTGATCCTTGAGCACCAACACCGTATCTATCGCATTGATGTTAAAGCCTCGTCGGTCATCCGTTGCGGTGTTCGCAATGCGCGTTGCACATGGACCGTCGGCAAGAGCGCGAAGCATGTCTATGGTCGGCAACGCAATGGCAAGACGTTGCCAATCACAAGGCAAGACGCTGATCTACTAGCGTTGTTCCATTTGGAATTTGAAAGCGTTGTGTTCTGTCCGATCATCAAGCCGTTGTGTGGAACGCTCACGATCCCGCTCGCTGTCGTCAAGGCAAGCGGCGACGGGCAAGCGAGCCTTGACATGGCAATGGCAAGACTAGTCGCATAAGGGAGGCGGGTGCCGGGGTCCTATCCGCGCTCAAGGGCCGGGGGGGACGGTGCGACCATCCACGCGACACGCCGGCCCACCGGCCGCCTAGTTTCCTTTTTTAACCCGCATTTTTTGGAAGTCATTGAAACGACGGGGAAAGTCGCGCCGCGGTTGCGGGCGATCGGTTGCCGCTCGTCGCCGTTCACACTACGGACAACCTCGATGGAGGAAACCAATGAGCCTTACCGGCATGTTGCTCGGCCTAATCAATATCGCGATCTATGTCGCGATCCTGGTCCTGGTCGGCTTGATCGTCGTTTGGTTTGCGAGTTGGCTTAGTTTCAATATCCCCGAAAATATCCAGCGCGTTTACATGGTGATCGTCGCCTTGATCGCGCTCTATTTGATTATCGCGTTGATCCTCGGCGTTCCGGTGCCGGGGCCGATCCGCATGGGCGCAATGCGATGACCGTCCCGACAAAGCTTAAATTGCTCCGCGGCAATCCAGGGCAACGGCCGATCCGGCCCGAGCCCGAGCCGATCGCGCTCGCGAGCGTCCCCGATCCGCCCGATTATTTGCTCGACGACGCCGCGGGCGAGTGGCGCCGCGTCGCGCCCGAGCTCCACCGTCTCGGGCTTTTGACGATCGTCGACTTGCATACGCTCACCGCCTATTGCTCGGCCTATGGGCGATGGATCGCGGCCGAGCGCGTGATCGCCGAGCTCGCCAGGAGCGACAAGAAATTCGCCGGCATGGCGGCGCGCAACGACGCCGGCCATATCGTGCAAAACCCGATCGTCCAGGTCGCGGCCAGGGCGGCGCGCGACATGGTGCAATTTGCGGTGCAACTCGGCATGACTCCCGTCGCGCGCATGAAGCTCGCCGCCGGCCCGGTGAAAAAGGCCGGCAAATTCGACGGGCTCGTCGCAAGCTAGACCATGCTCGCCGAGGTCAAGCGTACCGCGGCCGGCAAGGAACGCGCGGCGAAGGTCATCCGGTTTATTGAAAAATTGACGGTCCCGTCGGGCAACGGGCAAGGCAAGCCGTTCAAACTGCAAGCCTGGCAGAAAAAGTTTATCCGCGATATTTACGAGCCGGCGTTGCCCGACGGTCGGCGCGTCGTGCGCCGCGCAATCCTGTCAATGGCGCGCAAGAACGGCAAGACGGCGCTCATCGCCTGTATTGCGCTCGCGCATTTGTGCGGGCCTGAGCGTATCCCGAACGGCGAGATTTACTCGGCCGCCAACGATGCCGACCAGGCCGGAATCATTTTTAAATTTGCCCGGCAAATCGTCGAGGCCGAGCCCGAGCTCGCGCACGAGGTCGAGATCGTGCCGTCGCGCAAGACCATGATCGGCCGCTCGACCGCCTCGGTTTACCGCGCGATTTCGTCCGAGGCCGGAACGAAACACGGCTATTTGCCAAGCCTGGTGATTTACGACGAGCTCGCGCAAGCAAAAAACCGCGACCTTTACGACGTCCTCGATACGAGTTTCGGCGCCTGTCGCGAGCCGTTGTTTATTACGCTGTCGACGCAATCCAACGACCCCGAGCATATCCTCTCGCAATTGATCGACGACGGCCTTTCGGGCGTCGACCCGACCATCGTTTGCCAACTCCACGCCGCGGACGAAAACTGCGAGCTCGGCGATCGCCGGCAATGGAAAAAGGCCAATCCGGCGCTCGGGCTTTTCCGCGACCGTGACGACCTCGCCGCGGCGATCGTCAAGGCAACGCGGATGCCGGCCGAGGAGCCAAAGGTCCGCAACCTTTTGCTCAATCAACGGGTATCGCCGGCCTCGATCCTCATAAGCCGCGCCGAATGGATGGCGTGCGCCGGCGAGGCTCAATTCACGCCAGGGGAGACGGTTTACCTTGCGCTGGACCTATCGAACACGCTCGACCTGTCGGCCTTGCTCATGGGCTCGGCGGATGACGTTGCGCGTGTTCAACCGTTTTTCTGGAAACCCGCCGAGCCACTCGCCGAGCAATCATTCCGCGATTTCGGATCGGGCAACCTCCGCTATGTCCAATGGGCCGACGCGGGATACATCGAAACCACGCCGGGCAAATCAATCGACAAGGAAGCGATCGCCCGGCGGATCGCCGAATTGAGCGGGCGCTATCACGTCGCCGCGCTCGCCTACGATCGCTGGCGCATCGAGGATTTGTTGCGCGAGTTCGATCGCATCGGGTTCAAGGCGTACAAGGCCGACGGCGATCCCGACGACGGCAAGCCGAAAAAAACATTGCCGCGCGACGGCTTGCGGCTGGTGCCGTGGGGCCAGGGCTTCAAGGACATGGCGCCGGCGATCGACGCGCTCGAGTCCGCGGTCGTCGACCGCAAGCTCGTGCATCCGAACAATCCGTGCCTGACCTGGAACATGGCGAACGCAATCGCGGTCATGGACCCGGCCGGCGGGCGCAAGCTCGACAAGGACAAGAGTCGATTCCGTATCGACGGCGCGGTCGCGCACCCGATGCTCATGGGCGTGCG